CCGAAAGGACCGTACGTCAAGGAGGACTCCGCGGTTTCGTCGCTGAACTTGGAACTCACCCGGATGCCTCGGCACTCGCTGACGAGCTGAGCAGGACCCTTCCTTACCAGGACGTCCAGACTGTGGTCAACGATCTCTCATACCTCTGCCACGGCAGGGACCTCTCCGCGGGCGTTTTGCCTGCTTCGAGTGTTGTCTGCCTGGCTGAGAGAGGTTTGAAAACTCGTGTGATCACTAAGTCACCTGCTGCCTTGCATCTTCTGGGCCACGTTGTGCGGAAACGCTTACTATCTGGTCTAAGGAGAGACCCGTCATCGGCGTCGACTCTACAGGGGGTTACGGATGAGGGGATCATCGGCTTTTATGAGGGAGCTTCCGATGAAGTCTGTGTCTCCACAGACCTCACCCGGGCCTCAGATCTTCTACCACACGACTTAATGTCGGCGTTGATAGACGGTCTTGAAGGCTCAGGCCGGTTGCCCCAAATGGAAGCTGATGTCCTGAGGCTCCTTTGCGGGCCTCAACTCATCACTTACCCGTCTCTCGCTGGTCAGCCTACGATAACGAGCACAAGGGGGATCCTTATGGGTCTCCCCACCACCTGGGCTATGTTGAGCTTAGCTCACATGTTCTGGTGGGACTGCTCGATCCGAGATGCCGCTTGGATTAGTCGCCTGCCCTTGAAGGACGCATTTTCCCTAAACCGTTTTCAGGTTTGTGGTGATGATGCGCTCTTTCTTGGCTGGGACCTAACTCAAGAGAGGTACCTGGACATCATGGCTGCCTGCGGAGGCGTGCCTTCAGCAGGGAAGCACTTCGTCTGTAGGTCGCCTGCGAAAAGGGGAGTGTTCCTCGAAAGACTCTACGAGTTCCGTTCGGTTCAGGGACGCGTCTATGCTGGCTCCAGAAATGGGGCTGTTGCTATTCGCGGACTTGTCCGTCCAGACATACCGGAGAGCCTCCGAGGACACGGCTCCTCCTTCGCCATGGCTCCTATGGTGAAGATGCTCTATGCTGTCGACAACCTGTGGACGACACACCCAGGCGGGCTCCCTAAAATCCTTTCCTTTTTGGAGAGGAGACCGGAAGTTCGCGCTTTCGCACGCGGGCTTGGTTTAATGGATGGTCTCCACCTGTCGGATGGCGGTACAGGTTTGCCTTTAAGATCAATCGGTCCGGATGCTGTGAGGCTCCGGTGGAGGGTTCTTAAGGCTAAGTGCGAAGGATCCACGATACCTTCTTTGCTTCGTGGGGTCATTGACCCTGCTTGGCAGTTGGCTAGTGAAATCTCTCGCGCTGACCTGGCCCAGTTCTTTCAGGATGGGACATTCATTGAACAGCTCGCCGGCAACCCACAACCACCGCCTCGCGATGGAGCTGAGTTCGTCTCGGTCGGTTCCAAGGAGAAACTAGTGGATGATGCATGTGAAAGCATGTACTCGGACATAGTTTTATCTCTTGGCTTGCCTACGAAAACGCCTCGGCTCTCGGAAAAGCGGCTCCGGGACTCAGTCAAGGGATGGGTGAGGGGTTTACCCCCTATCCCACCGGGTACTGATGTCACCGTTGACCCCTCTTCCGACGAGAAAGTGGTCTGGGTTTGCCGTACGCGTGCTCCAGATGGTAGTCTCTTGTTCCCCCGGTGGACCGGGGAAGACAGGGCTAGCGAAGGCACTCGCCGTGCTACCTTTGCTCGAC